CCGGCACCACCGCCAACAGCGAAACGGTGATCCGCTCGATTGATACGTTCTCAGGCTCATTGCTGGCACGCCTGAAGGTGATCCTGTCTCAGAGGATCGCCAACCAGACATTCAGATACGAGCTGGCTGATTTGATTGGTGCGGCGCTGTCCTACACAATCAACAGCGCCACCAGTGTCACGGTTACTTTCCCCACCACCAACCCGTTCACAGCGGCCAATGTCGGCCAGAGCGTGCGACTGTCGCAAATCACTGGCGCCGCTGGCATCCCAGGCCGCTATGCCATTGCCAGCGTCTCAGGGCTCACAGTCACCTTCACCGTTGCAGCATGGCCGGCATCCGGTAGCGGCACCCTGACCCTGTACGGCTGGAACTACATCCAGTTGGAGTACAGCGGCACCACTGCGACCAATGCCAGCTTCGACGCACAGCGCCGCGGCTGGAACAGCGGCAACACCACCGCCACGATCAACACCACTGCATCGCCTGGCCATGTCGGGCAGATCAACTTCGACGTATTCACGGTCGGATTCTCTGATGCGCTGGTGGCCAGTAACACCGGCTACCAGTGGACAAACCGAGCCAGCAGGATCGAGAACGTCCCCGATCCTGAGACGGTGCTGTACCTGTTCATCGTGGTGCAGAACGGCAGCACTGCGCCGGCCAGCACCACAACACTGACGACTAGATTCATTCAGATTGAGGATCAGGGACGGCAGAAGATCCGTGTAGCGAGTAGCGATCCTGTTGGCAGCCATGCGCTGCCGGTGCAGGTGCTGGGCGGTGCGTTGGGCACGCAGCCGGTGAGCGGCACCGTCACCGCCAACATCGGCACAGGCACCGTTGCAGCCGTCACCTCTGCCAACCTGGCGCTGCCGGGCATCATCGCGGATGTGGCCTCAGCCGCGTTGACAACAACCACGACCACGGCGGCATTCACACCGACGTTTGGCACCAGCTACAGCGTCAGCATCCCGGTCACCGCCGTCACGGGCACCTCGCCAACGCTGGACGTGGCGATCGAAGAATCCGACGATTCGGGCGGTAACTGGTTCAAGGTCTACGACTTCCCGAGGATTACCGGCACGGGAATCTACCGCTCACCGCTGATCAGGATTGTCGGCAACCGGGTGCGCTACGTGCAAACCGTGGGCGGCACCACGCCATCGTTCACCAGGGCGATCAACCGCCTGCAGAACAGCAACAGCTCCGAAGCCGTGCGCCAGCTGATCGACCGCTCGATCGTGCTCACCACGCTCAACAGCACCACGCCAAGCCTCGATACCAGGGACGCAGGCAACCGCGCCCAGCTGGTGGTGAACATCGGCGCTGCCACCACGGCACCAGCGCTCCAGATGGAGGGCTCCGACGACAATGGCGCCAGCTGGTACGCAATCGGCACCCCGCTCACCGCTGTGGCCAGCTCCACGGTGCAGCTGACGGTGGTGGACATCAACGCTGCGCTGATGCGCGTCAGGGTGAGCACCGCCGGCTCAGGCGTCACCGCTGGCTACGTGATGATCAAGGCCCATGACTGATGGAGTACACACTGTTCTTTCCTGCTGATTCCAGCGGCTACGTGGAGCACCCGACCATCGGCGGTACTACAATCGTCTACCGTACTGTTAGTCTATAGACGTCTAAGTAGTACACAACCGTGCCCGAAGAACAGCAAGCAGTAGCCGCTCCCGTGGAGCCAACTGCCCCTCAGCCTGTGGCTGGTAGCTCCGATCTGGCCGCCCAACTCGACGCACTTCGTGCGAAAAACCAAGAACTGATTGCCGAGCGCCGCAAAGACCGCGAAAACCGCGAAGCCCTCCAACAGCAACTCGACGAAATTCGCTCCGCTCAAGAACAAGCCAAAACCGCCAAACTTGCCGAATCCGGCGAATACCGAACCCTCTGGGAAGAAGCCCAGCAAACCGTCTCCGACCTCAAACAACAACTCGCCACCAAAGAATCCGAAGTCGAGCAAATCCGCCAAGGCTTCACCCAAGAACAACTCCGCGCCAGTGCAATCGGCCAACTTTCCCAGTCCGGTGCATTGGCGCCCGATCAGCTGTATCGTCTATTGCAGGAGAACCTTCGCGCCAAAGACGGAAAGCCTGTGGCTTATGTCGGCGGCGTAGAAGTTCCGATTGGCGAATACATCGCCAACCTTAAAAACCCCGGCAGCGGCTACGAGCATCATTTTGCAGCCACGAACCGCGCCGGCATGGGTGTAGCAGGTAGTGCCCGCTCCACCGCCCTCCCCGGCCAAGCCAACCCCTGGTCCAAGGACGGCTGGAACATCACTCAGCAAATGATGATGCTTTCCACCGACCCCGACAAAGCCAGGCTCCTCCGAGCCGAAGCCGGCCTCAACTAGCCCCTGTGGGGCACCTCCCCAACCCTGACTCCACTGGAGCTACCCCATGTCTTCCTTTACCGGAAACTACGGTGCAACTTCGACGTTCCTGTCGAATCTTGTCACCCGCCCCGAATTCCTGCAGTACACGGCCGAGGGCATCTTCGAGCAATCGAAGTGGGTCCAGAGCGGCATTGTGCAGCGCAACGCTGCCCTTGACGCCCGTGCTGGCGGCACCCGCGTGCGCGTCCCCTTCTTTGACCCCATCGCCCCGACTGAAACCCAGATCCTCAGCAACAACACCTGGGGCGGCGGCAGCGGCTTCCTCGTTCCCCAGAACGTGACGGCTGACGAGCAGATCATGTCGATCCTGCACCGTGGCTTCGCCTACGCCGCTGACGACCTCAGCAAGCTGGGCTCTGGCGCCGATCCACTGGCCCACGTCCGCAACCAGCTGACCGCCGCCATCAACAAGCTGAAGACCGCCACCCTGGCAGCTCAACTGCTGGGCCTGTTCGGCGGCATCACCGGCGCTGGCGTGCTGGGCGCCAACCAGACCAACCGGACGTTCGCTGGCGTCCCCGGCTCCATGACGGAAGCCAACTTCCTGAACGTGGCCAACGTGGTGGCCGCCAAGGCCAAGCTGGGTGAGCGGAGCGACAACCTCGACTCCATCGCCATGCACTCCAACGTGGCGCACTACCTGCAGCAAGTCGGGATGCTGACCTTCAGCACCTCGGCCCTCTCCACCGGCGGCTCCGTCGTCTGGGGCGGCGGCGGTGTTGGCGTGACTCAAACCGAGGCCGCCTATTTCGCCGGCCTGCGCGTGGTGATCGACGACCAGCTGACCTTCCTGACCGGCGGCACCTCCACCCACGTGGTGAAGTACCCCGTGTACATGTTCGCCTCCGGCGTCGTGTCCGAGGGCATCCAGCAGGATCTGCGTCTGGCCGCCGACCGCAACATCCTCTCCATGCAGGATGTGCTGGCCGTGGATTACCACTACGGCTACCACGTCACTGGTACCAAGTGGAACGTTGCCGGCGACAACCCGACCAACGCTGCCACCACCGGCAACCTGGGCGACACCGCCAGCTGGAGCCTCGTCTACAGCGCCGCCAAACAGGTGCCCATCTGCCGCCTGCTGGTCAACACGCCGTTTGATACTACTGCATACTGATTTATCAGTACAGCGGTACAAATATGGCCCCCATTACGGGGGCCTTTTTTATTATCAAAGCCCGCCTACTCGAATCCTCTCCTGCAACTCAAACACTTCCGGCGTATTCATCGTCATCTTGTAAGACTGCAGGAACAACTGCGTTACCACAGCAAGGCTGACCTGGAGCCGCGTAGAAATCTCCTGCGTACCCAGCCCCTCCTCACTCTGCAGCCGCCGCACCTCCAGCGCCACCTCCTCCAACTTCCTCACTGCATTACCAGGCAATGCAGAATTTTCTTTCTGGGCCTCGGCTTCTACGCTGGCCTCAGTTGACTTGCGAGCGGGCATGAGCATGGTACGTCTCTACGTGTTACAGGATAGTCGCCACTGGCACGAGGATGTCCCCTACGGCCAACACCTAGAACGCGCCGCCGACATCGAACTGGAGGGCGGCACCGTCTATCACGCCAGCATCCTGCCCAAAACAAGCACCCGCCCCACGCGCAGTAGACTCAAACAAAGGCTTTATTGACCGTGCCTGCAGTCGTTGACGCCACTCTTAGCGGAGCCTCGGCTAACAGCTACGTAACGCTGGCTGCTGCCGATACCTACTTCGAGACCGTCCCCGACAGCAGCGACTGGATCGACAAAAGCACCGACGCCAAAAACCGCGCCCTCATCTCCGCCACCCGCTGGATCGACGGCCTCAGCTTCTACGGCGACCGCTGCACCACCACCCAAGCCCTGAAGTGGCCCCGCGACAACTACACCGTCGACGGCGTTGACCTCGCCTGCACCCTGATCCCCGAAGGTATCAAGGTTGCTACCTACGAACTCGCCCGCGCCCTCGCCAACGACACCAACGCCATCACCGGCAGCACTGGCACAACCGGCATCTACGACGAAGTGCAACTAGGCGACCTCCAGGTCAAGTACAAATCCAGCTCCACCACCTCCGGTGTCATCAACAACGTCTTTGACGTCTACCCCTGGCTCCAGTCCTACCTCGGCTCTTACTGCATGGGCGGCGCTAGCAACCACGCCGTTCGCCTATTCAGAGGTTGACATGAGCCTCGTAGACGACACCTTCGCCGCCCTTCCCACCGCACTACTAGCGGACTGGGGCCAACCGCTGACGTTCATCAAAACCTCCACCCCCCGCGACTACAACCCCACGACTGGGACCGTCAACGGCGCCGACGTATCTATCACCGTTCGCGGCCTCATCACAAATCTCAACTCACGCGAATCCGAAGGTCTCTACCAAACCACCGACCTCCGCATCATCATTGGTGCCACCGAACTCAACGGGTACTACCCCACCGAAGCCGACCGCATCCAATACCCCCAAGCTGGAGCAACCCGCGAGGCCAAAATCCTCTCCGTCACCAGCTATCGCGGCGACAACCCCATCTACCACACCCTCATCGTGAGGCCCCAGTAATGGCCCGCAACGAGCTTCAGCGACTCGCCCAAAACATAGACCGTTTTGCTGTCGCAGCATTTAGTCGCGGACCAGCGGCCGCCGCAGAAAAAGTGGTCGTCGACTTACAAAAAGCGGGCCCAGTATGGACGGGACGTTTTGCAAATTCGTGGCAAATTGCCAGCGAAAGCCGCGTAACAGCTGGCACTGGAGCACCCGGACAGCCTCGACCAATCGGTGCTCCTCTACTTAGCGGCCGCGAACTACTGTTCAAACCTGTCATTAAGTACACCATATCTAATTTTGCTACCGGGCCCCAAGGTCCGTATGCACTACAAGCAATGGATTTAGAGCCCGGAGTATTTATCAATCCAGGAAGTAACCCCTTGAAACCAACCGAACGAGGTGTCCGTACAAGCGGCATTCGAGGCAATCTAACGGGCACACAGGGCCCCAATAGAATTACCGCACCACTCGACTGGTTCACTACATATGTACGCGGCGGGGTTATTGACCGCACGGTACGTGTAAGTTTTGACCAAGCTACACGGGGAATCCTATGAACTACCAAGCCATTCGCGCCGCCGTCGAAAACCCGCTGCTTTCCGCGTTCGGATCGCTGGTGCCCGCAGTACCCGTCTACTTCGACAACATCACAGCCGCCCCAGCTAACTCCACCACCGAGTACGTCCGCGTCAATGTTACTTTCGGCGCTACCAACGATCCCACGCTTACCTCCAGCGTGGACAACGCGCGTGGCGCCGTTGTTATCCGCATTTTCACGGAAAAAGGTCGCGGCCCCGCCCGCACCCAAGCTCTTGTAACCACCGCTGTAGATGTACTTGAAACATTGAACGCCACCGGCAAACCCGCCACCGGCGTATTCTTTCGCATTGGAACTATCGACGGCCCAACATTCTCCAGTACAGAAGACTCCCCGCATTTTGTGGGCCGTATCGAAACCTCCTACGTCGCCACAGTGTTGACGTAGATCAGATTTCACACAGGCGCTAACCTGTATTAAGCCGGGCAGTGCCCGCCCCGAACCCTGCCTTTTTGGTACGCCCCTATGGCCACCACCGTTCTGTCCGGCACGTCCGGCGCCCTCTACTACAAACCCGCCGGCACCACTGCTGCCTTCGGTCCTTCTGACGTCACCGTCGCTGGTGCAATCCTCAACGTCGGCAGCTTTTTCAACTTCAAAGTTGGCGATCCGGTCAAATTTCGCGTGGTCAACCAAGCCGGCGGCACCGCTACCGGCACCCTTCCCGCCGGCATCACGGCTGGCACCACCTACTACGTGATCGGCTACACGGCCGCCACCGGTGCCCTCACGGTTTCCTCAACCCTTGGCGGCTCGGTCATTACGATCACCACCCAAGGCACGGCAGTCAGCCCGAACAAATTCGAGGCTTACTACGCCGACTTCGCTGTAGTGGGCCAAGTCCGCAGCTGGAACTTCGACATCAGCCGCGCTGAAATCGACGTCACCACCATCGGCCAAACCCCCGGTCAGTACGTCCCTTTCCGCAACTACATCTCCGGTTTCGGTGACGGCAACGGTACTTGCACCGTGTACATGGCCGACGACGACTTCGCCGTGGCCAACCGCATGGTGGAAGACGTGCTCCAGCGCCAGCAGGGCGGTGCAGCCTTCAAGCTGTACACCAACCGCATCATCAGCGGCGGCACCGTTGATGAAACCAAGAGCCGCTCCATCACGCTGGAGGCCATCCTCACTAGCGCCGCCCTCTCGGTGGACCCCGACAACGCCCAGAGCATCGACATCGCCTTCCGCCCCGCCACCACCCCCACCTTCGACTTTCTGACCACCGCCTGATAATCTGCTGGCGCAGTCAGATTCAGCACCCCGGCCTTCCCGCCGGGGTTTTTTATTTCTAGTCCGCTACACTAGACCAAGAACACCCAACCTCTATGCCCGTTCCAGTCCGCGCCATTGACCGCCTTAAGAAGGCCGCCAACCTGGAGCCCACCAAAAAGACGATCGAACTTTCCGATGGCAGCGAGTTCGAGATGTGGGTGACGCCGCTGACGATGGCCGAGCGCGAACGCGCTCAAAAGCAGGCCAAGTCTGACGACGCCAACGCTTTCGCCCTTCAACTCCTCATTACCAAAGCCCTCGACGAATCTGGCGCCAAGCTTTTCAGCGCCGGCGAAATCGACGTCCTGAAGAACGAGGTCAAGGACAAAGACCTCCAGACCCTGATGCTGGCCATCCTGACCGACGACGCCGAGCCCATCGACCCAAAGCCCTGAGCGCCGAACTCCGCAAAGACAACTGGCTCATGCTCCAATTCGGCGTGGCCAAAGAGCTGGGCCTGAGTCTGAGTGAAGTCCGCAACACCATGACCGCCGAAGAACTCCTCGGCTGGAGCGCCTACTTCAGCATCCTCAACGAGGACCAGCAAAGGGAGATCGACAACGCCAAACGCCGCCGCTAACCCGGCGGCTTTTTACGGCGTAAACTAAGGTACCAGAGTGTGACGCAGCGCCGTGGCCGCCTACAGAGCCGACATCGAGATTGGCGTTCGCGGCATACAGCAACTCCAAAACACCACCAAACAGATTGATCTACTCAGCAAAGGTGTAGACGGAATAAACAAAAGATTCGCCGGCGGCATACAAAGTCTTAGCGCATATGATGCCAACCTGGCAAAAGCCGCACGAACACTAAGTAGAGTAAACGCGGGTACTATTGCCGAAACAGATGCAGTCAAGCTATACGTGACTGCCCTGGGACAAGCAAATGCAGCCAGAGATCGTCAAAATAGACTTATTCAAGAACAAATTGCGCTGCAGCGCAAAGCTGTAGCTACTGCAGATGCCGGCTTTGGTGTGCAAGGTCCGGCTTTGCCCCCAACAGGTCGCGGTGGGCGTGGCGGTCGCGGAAGACTCGCCAGCCGGCTTGGGGGTGCCGTTAGCGGCGCGGCAATCGGTGGTGCCTTCCCGCTGCTGTTCGGCCAAAGCGGTGGAGCAGCTGCTGGTGGCGCCATCGGCGGTCTGGCCGGCGGACTGCTCGGACCAGGCGGCAGTTTTGCCGGCAGCCTCGTCGGCACCATCCTTGGCGACATCGCCGCCAAAGGCAACGTAGTCAAACAGTTGGGCCAAGACATCGGCTTCTCTGCCGAGCAAACAAAGATACTGGAGCAATCCTTCAAACAAGCCGGCCGCGAATTCGACAAGTTCCAAGCATCCGTCCAAAACATCCGCGGCTTGGGGCTCGAAATCGACGCCCAAGCCGAAGCCATCAAACTCGTCAGCAGGCTCACCGAAAACTACGGTGGCAACATTGACAAAGTCACCAACGCTTTTACCTCAGCCCTCGAATCCGGCAAGGTATCTCAAGCCACTCTCAACCAACTAACCAGCCAAGGCATCCCAATCCAACAGGCTCTGGCGGACAAATACAACGTCAGCCGCAGCGCCCTGCTGCAAATGGCCAAGGACGGCAAAATCTCCGTCCAAGACTTGACCGACACCCTCGTCGAAGTCGGTAATCAGGGCGTAGCTGCCGCCACCAAAACCAGCAACGGCTTCACCCAACTAAGCACCGCAACCAAGGATCTCGGCAGCGCCTTCCAACAACTCGCTGGGGCAATCGTCACCGCACTTTCTCCGGCACTGGAGTGGCTCGCCGGAAAGATCGCCGGCATCATCAACCTCGCCGCCCAAGGCGTCCAAGCCGTTGCCCGGATGGTTAGCGGCGGCAGCCAAACAGACGTCGCCGCCTCTGCCATGGCCGGCGCCCAACTCGTCAAAGAGTTCCCCGAACTCCGCTCCCAGCGCATGGGCGGCCGCGCAGGCAAAGCCCTAGTACAAAACAACACCCTTGCCGTTGGAGCAACCGGCCAACTAACCCCCGAACAACTCAATCGCTACAACCAGCTCCGCAGCAAGGCTATGGGCACCCTCCAAACGCCCGCGCCCATCAAACAAATTGACGTCTCAGGCTTGGGGCAACTACCGGGAAAAGCCGACAAGTCTTCAGACAAAGCCGCTAGGGATGCGGCACGCTTAGAAGAACAACGCAAAAAACAACTTGAAACAGCTGCGCGTCTTGCTGTAGAAATGGATACACGAGTTAAGATGGCTGCCGCAATTACAAAAGAAGAAGAACTCCAAGCCGGGCTAGACCAAGCCCGTATGGAACGTATGACTAAATACGAAACTTTGTATCAAAAAGCCCTGAGCGACGCCGAACGCGAATTTCTTGTTAGCGCACAACTGGCTGAAATCACAGCCGAAAAACTAGAGTACGAAGAAAAAATAAACGACATCCGCTTGGAGCAAGCGACCGCACTGAGCAGCGGCGACACACTCGGACAAGCCCAAGCAGAAATCAACCTGCTCGCTGCAAAACTGCAAGGTAAAGAACGCGAATACACACTCCAGCTTGCCATCGACGATCTCATTAGGCAAGGCGTTTTAGCGGAAGATGCCCGCAACACTGTAGAAGTAGCCGACGAACTAAACCAAAAACTTGAACGGCAAGTCAGCCTTCAAAAGCAAATCCAAGACACCATCAACCAAGTCGGACAAACGACTGGCGGTGTACTCCAGCAACTCATTTTCAGCACAGATAGCTGGGCAGATAGTCTGACTAACGCACTTAATGCCTTGGCCAACATCCTCTTCCAAGCCGGCCTCGGTTTACTCGCGGGCGACGATGGTAAGGGTTTCTTCAGCTTCCTTACGGGCGGTTTAGGTAGACGAGCTGCCGGCGGTCCTGTAACCAGTGGTTCGCCCTATATCGTTGGCGAACGCGGCCCCGAACTATTCGTGCCTGGCCGTAGCGGCACTATCGTGCCTAACAACAAGCTAGGCGGCGGTGGCACCAGTGTCGTAGTGAACGTCGATGCCAGCGGCAGTAAAGTACAGGGCGACGATCAACAGGGCAACCAGCTGGGTCGCGTCATCGCCGCCGCAGTTCAGCAGGAACTCATCAAACAAAAACGCCCCGGAGGTTTACTGGTGTAATGGCCAACTTCCCCAGCTATAAGCCGACATACTCGGCCACAAAGACCAGCCAGCCTAAGGTACGCACTGCACAATTCGGGGATGGTTACCAACAGCGCATCACCTTTGGGCTCAACCAGAACCCGAAAGAATGGCGTCTTTCTTTTAACGTCAGCGACGATGATGCCGACATCATTGAAGCATTCCTAGATGCGCGTGCCGCAGATGCGGATTCTTTTGGGTGGACGCCACCAAACGAAACAACTAGCTACAGGTGGATTTGCCCTACTTGGACCCGTGAACTATTTGAATTTGAGCGCAGCAAAATTGACGTGACCTTTACACAAGTATTTGAACCCTAATGGCAGTTCCCGTATCAGATCTTCAGGCGATTGCGCCCAGCGCCGTCATCGAACTGTTCGTGCTGGAGCTGAACACGCTGCAGCACGGCGTTAACGACACCTACCGCTTTCACGCCGGCGTCAACCTCAACGCCAACGGCGAAGTGGTCTGGGCTGGCAACAACTACATCCGGTTCCCGATTGAGGCTGATGGCTTCACTTATGAGGGCAAGGGCACGTTGCCGCGGCCGAAGATTCGCTGCAGCAACGTGTTAGGCACAATCACCGCGCTGTTGCTGAGCCTGCCTGACGGCCTCTCGGGTGCCAAAGTGACACGCATCCGCACGCTGGCCCGCTACCTCGACGCGGTGAACTTCCCCGGCAGCGTCAACCCCTACGGCACGCCGGATCCGACAGCCGAGTTCCCGCGCGAGATCTACTACGTGGACCGCAAGTCCACCGAGACGCGCGACGTGGTGGAGTTCGAGCTGGCGGCTTCCTTCGATCTCGCCGGCGTGCGGGCTCCAAAGCGCCAGTGCATCAGCAACATCTGCCAGTGGAAGTACCGCTCAGCCGAATGCGGCTACGTGGGCACTAGCTACTTCAACGAGAACGATCAATCCGTGGCCACCCTTGCGGCTGACGTGTGCGGCAAGCGGCTGAGCAGCTGCAAGGTAAGATTCGGCGCGACTGCCGAACTGCCATACGGAAGCTATCCGGGCATCGGGACTTATTTCACATGACCGACTGGCGCACAGCAGCACTCGAACACGCCCAGGCCGAGGATCCCCGAGAGGCTTGCGGCCTGCTGGTGGTGGTCAAGGGCCGCGAGCGTTACTGGCCTTGCCGCAACCTGGCGGCCGGCGTCGAGCAGTTCATCCTCGACCCGATTGACTACGCCGCGGCCGAGGATGCAGGCGAAATCATGGCGGTGGTTCACAGCCACCCGGTCACACCGCCGCAGCCAAGCCAAGCCGATATGGTGGCGATTGAGCGCACCGGCCTCGCCTGGTGGATCGTCAACCCGAAGACCGAGGCATGGAGTCCCGAGCTGCGTCCCACCGGTTACAAGGCGCCTCTGATCGGCCGCGAATGGGTGTGGGGGCTCACCGACTGCTGGTCACTGGTGCGTGACTACTACGCCGAGCAAGGTATCCAGCTGCGGGATTGGGAGCGGCCGTCTGATCCTGACGCTTTTCTGGCTGACCCGATCTTTGACCGCTGCTGGAAGGACACCGGCTTCCGCGAGCTGACAGAAGACGAGCCGCTGCAGCCTGGCGACGCCTTGCTAATGAGCATTAGCAGCCCAGGGCTTAATCACGTTGGTGTGTACGTGGGTGAACAGATGATTTTGCACCACCTGCAAGGACGCCTCAGCAGTCGTGATCTCTACGGCGGGTGGCTCCTAAAATGCACAGGAAGGAGACTGCGCCATGCTCCGTAAGATCCGCCTCTACGGCCGGCTGGCCAAGTTTGTCGGCAAGCGTGTGCTTGAGGCTGATGTCGCCAGCGCGGCTGAGGCTACGCGTTTCCTGCTGGCCAACTTCCCGCAGCTGGAGAAGCACATGGCCGACCAGCATTACCGAGTGAGCGTGGGCAGCTACGACCTGACCGAGAGCGAGCTGCACGACCCAGCTGGGCAGCAGGTAATCAAGATCGTTCCCGTCGTCGCCGGCGCCGGCGCGGTCGGCCGGATCATCGCGGGGGTGGCGCTGATTGCGTTGGCCAGTCTGGTGACGTTCGGCACAGTCGGTGGCCTTTTCGCCGTTGGAGCACTTAATAGCGCTGTATTTGGCATCGGCGCCAGCCTGGTGCTTGGCGGCGTCGCGCAGCTGCTCACGCCAGTGCCGAAGATACCGCAGGGCGTGGCATCCAACACCGACCAAGACCCTCGCAAGTCCTACAGCTTCTCAGGCATCCAGAACACCAGCCGCCAGGGCCTGCCTGTGCCGATCGTCTACGGCGAGACCCTGGTGGGCTCGGTGGTGATCTCGGCCGGCATTGACACCGTGCAGGTAGGCGGATGAGCAGGATCGTCGGCGCTGGTGGTGGTGGTGGCGGCGGCAAAGGCGGCAGAGGCGGCGGAACCTACACGCCAACTGAGGCAGCCGACAGCCTCAACTCGACGCAATACGCCACCCTGGTGGATCTCATCAGCGAAGGCGAGATCGAAGGCCTGAAAGACGGCTTCAAGTCGATGTTCATCGACAACACGCCGCTGCAAAACCCGGACGGCAGCTTCAACTTCCAGGACCTCGCCGTCTACACGCGCAACGGCACCCAGAATCAGAGCTACGTGCCGATCGCTGCCGACGTTGAGAACGAGGTTGCCGTCAACGTCACGGTGCAGCAGGCCACGCCTGTGGTGCGCAGCATCACCGACACCACGGTGAACGCCGCGCGCGTGACGATCACAGTACCAGCGCTTCAGCGGTTCACTGACAAGGGTGATATCGAGGGCACCGATCTGCGCCTGCAGATTGCCGTGCAGTACAACGGCGGCGGTTACAACACCGTGATCGACGACAGGATCGCTGGCCGCACAGGTGATCGGTTTCAGCGCGACTACTGGGTAAACCTGTCTGGCGCCTTCCCTGTGAACATCCGAATGACGCGGATCACGGCGGATAGCAACAGCGCACAGCTAGTCAATGCCTTCGGCTGGTCAAGCTTCACCGAGATCACCTACGCCAAGTTGCGCTACCCGAACAGCGCATTGGTGGCCGTGCGCGTGGATGCCGAGCAGTTCAGCTCGATCCCCAGCCGCTCCTATCTGGTCCGCGGCATCAAGGTTCGGATCCCGAATAACGCCACGGTGGACGCGGCCACCGGCCGGCTGATCTACAGCGGCATCTGGAACGGCAGCTTCGGCGCGGCGCAGTGGTGCTCGGACCCGGCCTGGATTCTGTGGGATCTGCTCACCTCCACCCGCTACGGCTTTGGCGATCACATCCAAGCCGCGCAGCTCGACAAATGGGCGTTCTATGCCGCGAGCCAGTACGCCTCCGAGCTGGTGTCCGACGGCTTTGGCGGCGCCGAGCCGCGCTTTTCCTGCAACGTCAATATCCAGACCGCCGAGGAGGCCTACAAGCTCATCAACGATCTGTGTTCCACCTTCCGGGCAATGCCCTACTGGAGCACCGGCGCGCTGACCATCAGCCAGGATAAGCCGGCCGACCCGGCTTATCTGTTCACGCTGGCCAACGTATCCGAGGAAGGTTTCAACTACCAAGGAGGCAGCCTCAAGACACGCCCGACCGTGGCAGTGGTCAGCTACCTCGATCTGAACCTGCGCGATATTGCCTACGAGGTGGTCGAGGATCAGACCGCAATCGCCAAGTACGGCGTGGTGACCACCGAGGTGTCGGCCTTCGCCTGCACCTCCCGTGGGCAAGCTTCGCGCATCGGCGAATGGCTGCTCTACTCCGAGCAGAACGAATCCGAGGTGGTGACGTTCACCGCTTCGATCGACGCCGGCGTGCTGGTGCGCCCCGGCCAAGTGATCAATATTGCCGACCCGATGCGCGCCGGTGCTCGACGCGGCGGGAGGATACGTGCGGCCACTACCCTCTTGATCACAGTAGACAACGCCGCCGACTTGACACCAAGCGGTGGCACGTTCTCGGTGATTCTGCCCGATGGCACTGTGGCCTCACGCACGGTGAGTGTCGTCGCGGGATCGGTTGTTGCATTGACCTCGCATTTACCGACTGCACCAAACGCGAACAGCATCTGGGTTTACGAGACATCCAACATCCAGGCCTCGACCTGGCGGGTGCTCAGCGTGGCCGAGCAGGATCAAACACAGTACCAGATCACGGCGTTGGCCTACAACGCCTCGAAGTACGACTACATCGAGCGCGGCCGCCCGCTGGCGCAGCGCGACATCACCGATCTCAACGTCATCCCCGAAGCACCCATCAATCTGCAGGCCGTTGAGGCGCTCTACGAGAGCAACGGCCGGGTGCTGTCCAAGCTGGTCGTGAGCTGGCAGCCGGTGGTCGGCGTCAACCAGTACCGCTACCGCTGGCGGCTGCAGAACGGCAACTGGACGACATCGACGCAGCAGCGGCCCGATTTCGAGATCTTCGACACCACGCCAAGCCGCTACGAGATCGAGGTCTACAGCGTCAATGCCGCTCTCAAGTCTTCGGTGTTGCCGGCCAAGCTCACCTTCAACGTCTTCGGCAAGACGGCCCCGCCGGCTGATGTGACGGGCGTCTCGCTGGTGCCGATCGACCAGGCCAGCGCGATCATCAGCTGGACGGCCTCGACCGAGCTGGACGTGAAGATCGGCGGCAAAGTGCTGATCCGTCACACGCCGCTCCTAGTCGGCGCCATCTGGGAGGACAGCATCGAGATCGTGCCGGCCGCTTCCGGCAACCAGACCCAGAAGCAGGTGCCGCTGCTTGAGGGCACCTACCTGCTCAAGTTTGAGGACGACGGGGGCCGCCGGTCTCCCAACGCCACGCTGATCGTGGCAGATCTGCCGACACCGCTGCCGCGCCTGCTGGTGCAAACCTACGCGGAAGATCAGGAGACGCCGCCGTTCTCGGGCAACCTCACTGACATGTTCTACAACGAGGAGCTGGACGGCCTCGTTATCAGCACCGGCCCGCTAGTCGATGACCTTGCCCCGAGCGGGCAAGAGTCCCTGCTGCTTGAAGAGTCTCCCTTTAACGACCTTTACACTTTGGGCTACGGCGAGGCTGCACCCGGCTCTGGAGCAGGGTGGGACGGTTTAACCACGATCGACAGCCCGCTGCCGCCGGAGTACGGCGAGTACGAGTTCGGCTCGACGCTGGATATGGGCGGCGTGTTCGACATTAACCTGCAGCGGCGCTTTCTGACCCGCGCGATCCTGCTGACCGGGCTCTGGGATGAGAAGGTCGAGCTGATCGACAGCTGGTCCGAGATCGACGAGGGCAACATTGACTCGGTGAACGCGCGCCTCTACGTGCGCAGCACCACTGACAACCCCGCTGGCACCCCCACCTGGAGCACCTGGCGCGAGTTCGCCAACGCGATCGTACGCGGCCGCGGCTTCCAGTTCAAGACGATCGCCACCAGCAACGACCCAAACGTCAACATCCTGATCGACGAACTCGGCTGCATTGTGGAGCTGCAGCAGCGCACCGAGCAGTCGGGCACGCTGACCAGTGGCGCAGGCACCTATTCGGTGACCTTTGCCGAGGCCTTCTATCAAACCCCTAGCATTGGAGTGACGGGCTACGACATGGGCACCGCTGACTACTTCACGATCGGCTCCGTGACGCGCACGGGATTCCAAGTAACTTTTAGGAACAGTGGCGGGACCGCCGTGAGCCGCCAGTTCACCTACACTGCAATCGGCTACGGCCGGGAGATCGTCTGATGGCTCAGCACGACTACAACATCGCCAACCAGTCCGGCCAAGCGTTCCGTGCTGACCTGAACAACGCCCTGGCGGCGATCGTCAGCGGCAACAGCGGCGCATCGGCTCCGAGCACGACGTTCGCCTACCAGTATTGGGTGGACACCAGCACCACCCCGGCAACGTTGAAGCAGCGCAACAGCGCCAACAACGCTTGGATCACAATCGGCCAGCTGGACACCGCAAACCTTGGTTTGATTCCGGCCGGTGGTGCGAGCATCGTCAATGCTGACGTGAACGCATCCGCTGGCATTGTGGCTAGCAAGCTGTCGTTCACCCAAGCTGGTGGTGGCACTGCGCGAACAGTTGACAGCAGGCTGAAAGATTCGGTGTCCGTGAAAGACTTTGGGGCCATTGGAGATGGCACCACAAATGACACCGCGGCGATTCAAGCCGCACTAAACGCCCACGCAGCCATACTCTTCCCTCCTGGCACCTATCTTGTTAATGCAAGCCTATCAATTCCAAATAGAGATGCGGTACTTACCGGAAGTGGGTCTCAGACGACAATATTGAAATTTACCGGCGGCACAAATGGCCTGAGCTGGACTTCCACTTCAAATGCCAACACTCTTTCAATTGAAGGCTTGACGCTTTTGGCCGCGGCAGCCATGACTGGCACTGCTGTTTCTGCGTCAACAGTTCAGCTTGGACCGGTTGTTGCCGACGTGACGCTGGAAGATGTATGGGCAACTAGGGACACCAGTGGCCATTGGACGAATGGATTTTATTTTAACAATTGTCGAAACATTTTTGTTCAACAGTGCAATTTTACTGGGTTGTACGGCACCTCTGTTTGCGGCTTTAAGACGGATGGTCTTTCTCTTGACGCGAGATTTTACGGATGCCAAGTAAACGATTGCGGCATTGGTTTCAAGAGTGACGGCACCTCAGAAGGCATGATGCTTTCTCACTGCTTGTCTATTAAAACAGACAGTGGCGTTGAAAAAATTCACGCGACCGGCCTTGAGCCGTTGATTTCCATCATAGGCTGTCATTTTAATTCTAGAGTTACATGCGTAGATTTATTTAACTGCCAGCAATCGCAGATTGTAGGGAACCTGTTCTACGCATTTACAGAAACCTCAATGCCTGGATGGACAGGTGTCAGATTGAGTGGCGCCAACAGTAACTATAACGTAATTTCCAGCAATACATTTCACGGTCTTGGGTACACCGGAAGCAGAACTGCTGTATATGCAGACAATGGATTGCAGAACATTATTACAAGCAACACTATTGTAGGCGCCGATACTGGAGTCTACATAGGAGGCTCAGCTTCTTATTGTTTGTCTGCAATGAATGTTTTTGCTGGCGTCGTAACCAGCAATTCAATAAGCGGCACTGGTAATAATTTTGTAAATGTTATTGACGACATTTTTGAATCGAATGGCAACAGTGCTTCTGTGCTGCGCTTGACTGACCGAAGCGGGCCAACAAACAGCAAGATCGTTGATCTTTCTCAGGACAACGGCGTGTTGGCATTGCTGGCCAGAAACGACAATGGATCGACAAAGCAAAACTACGGCCAGTTTGCGCCAAGCACTGTTTCTCTTGGGGGCACTCTTAATGAGGAAAGTCTGCGTACCAACGTCGGCACTTTTGCCAATCGAATAGAAGTCGTTGGAAGGGCCACAGGATTGGGCCCAGAAATTAACGCCGCAGGATCTGATACAAATATCAACTTAGTTTTTAGGCCCAAAGGCACCGGGGCATTTTTCGCAGACTCGCAAGTTCTTCCTGTTAACGACAACTCCGTCAGCCTTGGCAACAGCACTAACAGGTGGAGCACTGTTTTTGCAGCTACAGGAACAATCAATACGTCTGACGCAAGGCAAAAACAAGATATTGCCGAGCTAGATGAAAGCGAAATGCGGGTGGCACGGGCTTTGAAGGGGTTAATCCGTAGGTTTCGATTCAAAAGTGCTGTTAGCGACAAAGGAGACGCTGCAAGAACTCATTTCGGGATAATTGCTCAAGATGTAATTGAGGCTTTTGCCTCCGAGGGCCTGGACGCTACTCACTACGGTCTTCTCTGCTACGACGAGTGGGAAGAGTTGCCAGAAGTTGCCGATGAACAGGGCAACATACTCCAAGAATATAGATCTGCTGGTAACCGCTATGGCATCCGTTACGAGGAACTGCTGTCCTTCGTGCTGGCGGCGATCTGACCCTCGCATAAGGATTTAGGGCTGCACGCAAAACCGCTGACCTCACCATTCTCACCACACTCGCCGAGATCATCAACGCTCTAGGGCTAGACTGGAGCAACTCGACCTCGCCGGACCTCTAAGTACGTCATGGCTGCTCCCAACATCAAGTCGCCATCAACCGTCACAGGCATCTACGGCAAGACCGTGGGTTATGCCGTTACCACCTCGATGGCTGCAGCGCTGAGCAATGGCGCCAGCAGCGGCAAGGTACTGAAAATCAATTCGGTGTACTGCGCCAACGTGGATGGCGCTGCTGCTGCTGACATCAGCCTGGAGCATTACAACGGCACCACCGGCTTCGCTATCGGCAAGACCATCGCCGTGCCAGCGGATGCCACTCAGGTGCTGGTGACCCGCGAGGCTTACATCTACCTGGAGGAAGGGCACAGCCTCCGCGCACAGGCCAGCGCTGCTGGCGACCTGGAGCTGGTCATCAGCTACGAGGACATCAGCTGATGCTTGGCTTCAACGGCGGATTGATGGGTGTCAGGCGTGTGCCGACAACTGGCGCAGCATCGGGGCTGTGGTTCCAGAACGAGCAGAGCGTGGCCAAGCGGGCAGGGATTTGGCCTGAAGGTGTTCAAACTGATCCCAATTTTTCTAGTGTATCGCTGCTGCTGCACATGGACGGCAGCAACGGCAGCACGACTTTTACGGATAGCAGTTCTAACGCTTTCACAGTTACTGCCAACGGCGATACGCAGATCAGCACCGCACAAAGCAAGTTTGGTGCGGCTAGTGGCTATTTTGACGGCACTGGCGATTATCTTAGTGTTGCCGATAATGCTGCTTTTGATTTTGGCAGCGGAAATTTCACTATTGAGTTTTGGCTATATTTAACCGCCAGTGCATCAAACGGCAAGGCAATAATTTCAAAAGGAACATGGCCGACAAATACTAGCTCTTTTTTAATCTACTATGGAGGCGGCTCTGAAGTTGGATTTTACGCAAGCAGTAGTGGAACTTCGTGGGATATAGGAAATGAGCAGCTCGTATCAAATCCAACAAAAGAAGTATGGCATCATTATGCGGTGACGCGAAGCGGCAATGTCTTTCGAGGCTTCTTTAACGGAGTTAAAAACTTCGACCAAACCTATTCAATAACGCTGGAGGATAATGCCAGCGCCTTAACTATTGGATCAGGCGCGTCAGGCAGTAACGCTATCAATGCTTACATTGATGATCTCCGCATCACCAAAGGCGTCGCTCGCTATACCGCCAACTTCACGCCACCTACAGCAGCATTCCCGAACGTCTGATGCTCTACTCCCACCATTCCATCACCCCCGCACCCCTGCCACACCGCATCCGCTTTGCGGACGGCAGCACCCGCACCGACAGCAGCACCTTCACGCCTGACGAGCTGGAGCGTGCCGGTTACAGCGGCCCTTACGAGCGCCCCGAGTGCAACCCGAAGCTGGAAACAATCGACTGGGACGGCAGCGCTTTTGTGGTGCGTCCCTACAGCTTTGATGAGCTGCAGGCGCAGTACGCCAAGATCCGCCAGCGGCGCATCGAGCTGCTGCAGTCCTGTGACTGGACGCAGATTGCTGACTACGACCTCGGCGCCGATCGTGACGCATGGGCCGCCTACCGCCAGGCCCTGCGCGACCTGGCCGATGCTGCCAACCCGTTTGACATCACCTGGCCGCAGCCACCTGCGCCTGCATCACCGGAGCCCTCTTCTGAGCGACTCGGCTTATGACTGTAAAGAGCAAGACCGGCACCGCTCGCGTTGACCCTCAGCCAAGCCCTCCCAAGACCACCCGCCAAGGCTTCGGCCAACACAGCCGCCCACAGCGTCGCGGCAAGAAGCGTCTTCGTGGGCAAGGCCGCTAGTCTACTTAGGTAGCGCCAGCCGCGATGATCGAGGTGATTGCCGCCGTTGCTGGCGCATCCATATCTGTGGCGGCCATGGGCGCTATGGGTTTCAGCCGCCGCAGCGACGAAGCCCGAGAAGCGGTAATACGCCTCACATCTGCAGTGGAGCACATCGCCACCCAACTCGAAGTGCTCCACACCGACATCAAAGACGACCGCAAAGAAACCTTCACCCGCCTCAACAGCGTCGAACAGCGCGTAACAAAACTAGAGGTCCGCTCCTAATGCCCGTCATTCGATCCACCTCGTATCCCGACGGATACGCCCTGGAACAACTGGAAAACGAGCGCGGCGAAATCTTCTACCGCGCCTGCCGCAACAGCATCTGCCGCTACGCCGAAGACGAATACATCGCCCGCATGTACCTCGAAGGCATGGGCTGGGATCCTACACAACCTCCGACGGATTGATCCAATCCTCGATCTCTGCCTCCAGTCGCTCATCCCAAAACACCTGCGCTCTAAACCAGTCCCTCCACGGCGAACTGGCCTTTTGCACATTGCACGCCAAGCACGCTGGAACCAGATTCCGTGGGTGCGTGTGCCCGCCTCTGCTCTTTGCTACAACGTGATCTAAGGTCGCAGACCTACCCAAGTCACAATCGCAGTACGCGCATCGGTTCCGCCAGCGCCACAGAATATCTTGCCTAAACCTTAATTTTGCCTGCTTTTTGTTTAAGTATTCGCCATCTTGAATCTGATGGTCCATACCCAAGCGTGGCTACCCAAAAGGTAGCGACAGCCAGCAGTTCATGCGCTGGCGCTCTTTTCTAGTACAGCTACACTTCTAGAAGCCTCACTACTCGCATGGACCCCACTACAGCTGCCGCCATCGCTATCGCGGTTGCCGCTATTTCCGAAGCCCTGAGCCTTTACCCCGGAATCCGTGCCAACGGCATCATCCAAGTTCTGCTGATGGTGGCCAAAGCCGTTTTCCCAAAGCGCCGCTGAGCGCTCCCCTGCCCCAACGCAGCATCCCGATGGCCTCGACCCCAGTACGCCTGGCGGATCTATTCCGCTTCTACAAGGGCCTCCCCCACCAGCTCGCGGCCATCACCGAACTGGAGCAAGCCCTCCTTAAGGCCGACCCCACCCTGCTGAACCGCGACCGGGACTGGTTCAAAACCTGGAGCGTTGCAGGCAAACAAACCAACTTCCCCAACACATGGGAAGGTGTTCTAGAAGCCGCCCGCGTCGCTGGCGCCAAATTCCCCGAACTGGTCGCCGCCCAGTGGGCCCTGGAATCCGGCTACGGCAAAATCGTCTCCGGCCGCAACAACTTCTTCGGCCTCAAAGGCACCGGCACCAGCACCAAAACTCAAGAGTTCATCAACAACCAGTGGATCACTATTACCGACAGCTTCATTGACTTCCCCGATCTTCTCTCCTGCGTCATCTACCTCGTAGACCACTGGTACAAGGACTACAAACAATACAAAGGGTGTAATAACGCAAATAGCCGCGAAGAAGCCGCCAAGTGGTTGATCAAAGAAGGCTACGCAACAGACCCCAACTACGCGGGCAAACTGATTGCTCTGATGGATCAACACGCTGGAACTAATCCGGCCATCAAACCACAGGAAAAAATCCTCAAAGTCCCTTACGAATACCAGCTAGGCCCTGACGACGGCGCTACTGGTTATCGCCAGTGCTTTAGTTCTAGCTGTGCCATGGTGGCCCGCTACTACGGAAAAATCTCGGGCGACTACGAATACAACCGTCTGCGTGCTCGTTTTGGTGATACTACAGATCCAAAAGCCCAAGTAGCTGCCCTCAAAGCCCTGGGCCTCACTGCCACCTTTGAGATGGACGGCACCGCCGAAGACCTCGAAAACGATATTATCAACGGTCACCCTATCCCGGTCGGCTGGCTACACAAGAACCACGTATCAAAGCCTGGTGGTACGGGCCATTGGAGCGTCGTTGTGGGATTCACCCCAACGCACTTTATTCACTGCGATCCGAACGGTGAAGCGAACCTTGTTCAGGGCGGGTATGTCAGCCATAAGGGCGGTGCAAACGTGGCATACTCCCGCAAGAACTGGCTGCCTCGCTGGCTCGTCGACGGCAACGACACCGGCTGGTTCATGAAAATCCGCCCCAAGTAACGATGAATCCTCTTGAGCACAGCCTCGAATCCCAGTTCAACAAAGCCTCCACCGACAAATGGCTGGTGGACCGCTTCAACTCCGGCGACTACCGGGGCCTCCTCGAAGCCGCCCTCATCCTGAACACCCTCCACCAACTGGAGCAAACAAAAAGCCGTTGGGCCATCCGCGAAGCCGCGAACAACCTAACGGAACGTTTCGGCCTTGACCGCGACTCGGCTTAAACGTGCTCCACGTTCATCCGATTCACCATCTGCTGGTACAACCCGGTGTAGCACCCGTGCAGCGGATGCCCCGGCTTATCCCGCGAATCCTCCAGATAGAGGCGCTCCAGTAGATCGGTCCTGGCCTGGTCAGCTTGCACACGCGCCCACGCTTTCTGTGCCCACGCCGCCGGTTTCTTCATGCGCTTCGCCCTCGCCGCCTTTAATCGTGCATTCGCCGCAAGACTAGGGCTGGTATGTGACCGCACTAAGGCAGGTTTCCCTGCCACGGGCGGCGGCACATCCACCTGACTCCCCGGGTACTTACACCGCGTAATCACCAGCGCGTGCTCCAGCGACGTCGCCTTAACCAGCTGGCGCAGCGCCCCACGTCCCGCCAGCCATACCTGCACTTCGTAGAACTCCATCAGCTCCACGACCTCGGAAACGCAGGCTCCTCAACACTGTGGACAAACACCGGCGTATCCACCTGGCGCATCACAACCTTGGCTGCCGCCACCGCACACTCATACGTGACCCAGCTCGACGCATCCTCCTTGGTCTGCGTAAACCCCACACCATTCCCCGGCCCATAAACCGCCGTGACCCAGCGGTCCCCGGTCATCACCACGTAGCGCGTCACAATCAAAAAAGCAGGTTACTGTGTAACCCTACTACCCCTCCTGCCCAACCAGCCAGACTATGAAGAAATCTGACTGGGACTCATGCGTCAGTTTCTGACACACCTGGCTGCTGCTTCGAGCGCATTCTTCCCTGCACCCTTCGCTGTACCGACTCCGCCCACGACGCCTTATCAGCCGCCTCTGCTGCTTTGTAGTCCGATGCTGGCAGGCTTTTCTCCAGTGCCGCATACACCATCTCCCGCAGCATCCCCGTCACTTTCTTCCCTTCTCGTGCCGCCAGTTCCTCGGCCAGCTTGTATCTGTGCATGTCCAACAGCAGCTGGCAGTACACCTTCTGTCCGTGACGCAGCGGCATGATCCCGTATCTAATCTCCTACACAATAGCATACTGCGACACACTAGACCTACCAGCGCACATCCTCATCCACCCTTTTCCTCCACGCATTCGACTGCGCCACCCGCGCCCCACCCCTCTGCTTGGAGCACCCCTTCCTAACCGCCCGCGCCCACTCCAAAAAAGCCGCCGCCCTCTGCAAATCCGCCGTCTTCGCCAACCGAATCTCTCGCTGGAGCCACTCCATCACCAGCTCCCTCCCCGTGCGGCTGCGACTCATGCGTCCAACTCTGAGACTCGCAGGATCGACTGAACCGCACACCCCGGATACTCCTTCCGTGCCTGCTGGTGCGCCTGGAACGCATCCGGCGCCACCACAAAGACATCGAGCATCGGCCCATGAAGCCGATACATCCTGACCCGATACTCGAAGTCCTGCCTCATTACTTGGCCTGATCCCAGCTATCCCCGACCTTAGCCTCAGCCAGCGGCGGAATCTCCCCCAACCACCGAGCCTCTGCATCCTGCATTACCGCCTGGAGCTGGTGCGCCCAGACCTCCGCGTGTTCCTCTACGACGAGCAAAATGATTTCGTCATGCACCACGCCGGCCAAGCGCACAACTTCCTCTGTGTCGGATCTAAGGGCAGGCCACAGCTTGCTGAGCGTAAGTTTGAGCACGGCTGCGCCAGCTCCCTGGATGGGAGTATTGCAGCGCGTGGTGAGCTTGTTATTCTCTCCCGGAAGAAACCGCCGGAGCCCCGAAACACGGATGGCGACAGATGGATTCTTCGCAGGCGCATCAGCAAGTGCAGCATTTGTACGCTGCCATTTGCTGATCCCTTTATATGCAGCATGGAACTTCTGCCTGACTTCCGCCGCCTCATCAAGATCCATCTGGATTCCCATTGTTGCCGCATAATTCCTGAGCCCTTTTGCACCGCTTCCATACAACAATCCGAAGTTAGCTGATTTACTAATTTGCCTCTGTTCTTTTGTAACTTCATCCTCACTAACCCCATAAATCTGCATCGCTGTAATCGTATGCAAGTCTTTCCCCTCCTGGAACGCCCGAGTCATAAGCTCATCTTGAGCTTCTGCCGCCGCCAGCCGCAGCTCCATCTGCGCGAAGTCCGCCACCACAAACTTCCACCCAGCTGGAGCCTGCACACAAGCCCTAAACCGCTGATCCCTAGGAATCTGCTGGAGATTTGGCGACATACACGACATACGCCCCGTATCAGCTCCCATCTGCAAATAGCTGGCACGAATATACCCATCATTCGCCACATTCTTTAACAACGTCTCCGCCATCTGCCGCCGCTTCTCTACTTTCTTCCAGCGCAAATAATCCGCAATAATCCTGTGATCCCCCACATACTCCTGCAGCGCCGCACGACTGGCACTCGGCTTATTCGTCTTTGGATCGACTGGCGCCTGCCCCAACAAAGCCGAAAACTTCGCCAACAACTGCGCCGGACTGTTGAGGTTAAACACCTGAGGATCCGGTTTCTTACCCTTCGGCCCCGGCTTTGTCTGGAACTTCAGTCGCCCGTCAATCCCCCGGTGCAGTTTGAAGTTCTTAGGCAACGCGGCATCAAAATCCTCGATGAACTTATCCCCCACTTCCTTATGCTCGATGTCCAGATCCTCGATCAGCTGCTCAAGCGCTTTTTTGTTGAACGGCAGCCCGGTCCTCCACAGTTGCGCCATCGCCTGGAGCGCATTGCACTCCAGATACCACGCTGGGTACAGCCCACCAATCGCCATCCGCTCAGCAATTTCCCGCTCCAGTGCGGTTAGAACCACCACGTCATTGGCGGCATACTCCATCTGATCCCTAGTCAGATCCCCCGACCAGTCGCTGCGCTGCTGTTCCTTCGAGATGTCCAGCTTCAGATACCGCCGCACCACATGCTGCAGACCATGCTTGAGGTTGGGCATCCCGTTAGTCAGCACCCGGCTAGCCAACATGGTGCAAAGAACCGTGCCCGCCGGATAAATCTCATACTCCTGGAGCCACCCGAGATCAAAAACAGCGTTGTGCGCGATCCACCGGCGCTCAACACTGAAGAACTCCTCCAGGTCAATCCAATCGTTGTCGTCTAGCTGAAAACAGTCGATGACCACCGGCGTCTTCCCGTAAGTCGCCAACTGGAGCAGCCGCAGCCCCCCAAAAGTCGGCTGGAGCCCGGTGGTCTCAACGTCAAATGCAACAGTAGTCGCACCCTCCAAAGTCGGAAGGTGCTCAATGCCAAAGAGAATTTCCATGCCTGGTAGAGCGTGTACTGTGTCACTCTAGCACACTGTCAACCTCCCGCGCCGAGCACAACTCCGCCATCACCGTGCCAGCCTCAGGAATCCCCAGCGTGCAACGGTGGTACCAATGCACACACTGCCGGCACAACCCGCCATCCTCACACCGCTTGTAGCTGTTGAGCATGGCCTCCAGTCGTAGTTCCGTCCTACCGGCTTCGCTGGAGCGGTAACACTTGAAGCAGTAAAGAGCGCCCGTTATGGGCTTGCTGCAGGTAGCACACAACCTGCTGTTCTTAGATGCACCCATTAGGAGAAAACAATTCGTAGAAATCCAGGTAGCCGTTGCATCTTCTCTTTTTTGTCCCGAGCGTGCTTTGCAGCTCCATCAGGCAATTCCACTTCTACCGTGAAAAATCTGTGCCCGCAATTAAGACACTTCCGCTGGCGCAATACTGATTCCGCCGTGTCATGACAGGTGCGATACACACCCAGCCTTGACGACCCGCACTCAGGACACTGCATCGAACACAGCCTCCGCAATTACAGGAAATTGCCGCGCAAAAATCTGCTGGCACTCCAGGGCAATCTGCTGGTGCTCCAGCTGCGTCCCGTTCGCACTCCGCAGTTGGATGTAGTGGATCCAGCTACGCAAAGTACCGTGCATGTACATCGTGGTCGGCGTACATAGCGGCAAAACTCTACGTGCCGTCTCCTTAGCCATACCCGCATCCAACAGCATCTGGTACACCCGATAACTGTCAGACAACACTTCCCCAATCGTCTCCGCCCACTGCTGCTGGCGCAAAGGATCTACACCATCAACACTGTTCTGCCGATTCGTGACATCCTGCAGTCGCTGGTGCGGAATCTCTGCCGGTGAAGTCTGCGCGTAGCGAGTCGAAAACTCCTGGAACGAGAACGATCTGTGCCGCAAGATCTGGGCAGCAATGTCGCGCTCAGTGTCAATCTGCACGCACATTGAAGCCATCTCGAACGGGCTCCAGTGCTGGTGCTTAATCAAATACCTCAACAGCTTTGGAGCGGTCTTGTTGTTATCCGCATTTTCAGGATTAGACACCCTGGCCATGCGAACAATCAGCCGCTCCGCATCAGGCGTGCAATGCACAAAAGAAACAGTCATCAGTCTTTGTAAGGAGCACAAGCAAGTTTGTTAATCAGCCGGTTCAAATACCAGCGAGCCTTCATGAAATCCTCCAGCGGATCCTTCTTAAGCCACGCCCTGCTGACGTACTTAATAACCTGCCACTGCAGCCCACCAACCACAGCATCTGGAGCCGACTTCACCCAGTCCTCAATTACATCAATGACCTCAACTTTACCGCTGTTGTAATGAATCGGATGATCTACGGAATCACTCATCCCTTCGATCCCTGCACGGTCGTGTCGCCGTAATACCGCCCCGTCACCGAGTAGTCCCTACTTGGCAACATCGACAATCTGTGGAACACCAGCTGAGCTATCCGCATCCCCGGCCAAAGCGGAACCGGGTGCATAGTCCGCGCATTCTGCAGCTCCAAGGTCAGCCGCCCCTTGTAACCAGGATCGACATACCCTGCCAGCAAATGCTCAATACCCTCCCTGGCACGACTCGACTTAAGCGTCAGCTGCCCAGCAATACAGTCAGGCAGATAAAACTCCTCCAGCGTCTCAGCCAGCACAAACTCATGCGGCTGGAGCATGTACGGCTTGTCCTTACTGCAGTCCGCAATCGAGTACGGCACCATGCTGTAACTGGTCGGAATCTCCACCAGCAAGTTGTCACCAAGTCTCACGTCGAGACTCGCCGGATTCACCAGCTCTTGATCAAAAGGAGTTACAAGACCCCGGCGAACCAGGGTCAAGATCTCCACGTCAGGGAGAATCGTCACGCTCAGCCCACCGACTCGGCTGTCTGCTGGAGCGCAACACTCTTCCAAGTCCTGCCGAACTTGATGTTGTTGATGGTGGTGCTATGCACGCCAAACTCCGTCGCAATCTTGGCCACCGACTTACCGCCAGTTGCCAACTGCCGCTTGATCTCCAGCACCTTGCCCTCAGTCAGCAACGACACTCCCCGCCTCCCACGGCTGGATTCACGAGTCTTACTTTGAGACTGGGTCTTGCGAGTGATCTTCTCACCGGCAGGCAGCGGGATGGTCTGCTTCGGCTTGGTCAGATCCAGCTCGACGTGCTGGCACTGAGTAAGCGCGGCACGGGCCTCGTCAAGAGCTTGCGTGATCAGCTGGAACTGGTGCTCAGAAAGAATGTGCATGTTCATGGTTCAGAACGGGTGCAGTGTAGTACAGGATCGCCCTCGTGGTCATCCCACTCGGGAACCAGGCAACAACTAAGAAACAGTGCATTGGGGCACAACTCCTTAGCCGTACTGATGGCGTGAGCAAGGTCACGGGCCATCAGGTGGAGCGGTGTGGCGTGGCTGAAGGCCACGCGGTACAGCTGGAGCGGTTTCATGGCAACCTCAGCAGCAACGGCAGCAGGCGCACGAAGATCGCCTTGATGCACAGTTCAACCGCTGCGCCGAGGGCGAGCAGCAGGGCGAGGGCGAGCAGGGCGTTAAGCATCGGCACCCTCCACCCCAGGCACCGGCTCGATAGTTGTTACGCAGTGTCGCTCAATGATCAACTTGTGGGGGCCATCTTGCGAGTAGGTCTGCAGGTAGCGATTGCCTTCTCGTTGAACATCCTTCAAGCTGTTGGCAGATCCACCGGCCTGCCACTCACCCTCGGCATCATGCAGTTCCCAGGCGTAGTGAACGCCCTCCAGCTGCGGCACCGGCTCGATGGCGGGGCGGCCCCAGCGGGCGAGGACAGCGCGGCCGTAGGCCAGCCCACCTTCTGGCTGGTCGATGTAGCGAGTTGTCGCCCACATTGTTATCAACTCCGCATCCGTCGGCCCCTGCGGCTCGGGCTGGGCCTCCAGGGCGGCGCGGGCGCGGTCGATTGCCACTGATGATGGCAGAGATTTGATGCCATAAGCCTTTGCGTCGATCTCGTCTATCAGCTCTTGGCACAGCGCACGAAAGTCAGTCATTGCCACCCTCCACCCCAGGCACCGGCAGCGCCCAGTGGGGCAGCCAGTGGGTGTACTTCCACTGAGAAGTCCAGTTGTATTCATGGATGTTATACGATGGAATAACTAACTCCCAGAACTCTTCTATTCCGTCAGTCCTCCAAAGCCAACACTGCCCCTCCGCATCGCAATCCTCCGGCCCCGGCAGGCGCTCACTCACCGACACCGGCTCGATGGCGGGGCGGCCCCATCGGGCGAGGACGGCCAACATCAAATCACTCAGTTCACAGTGGGCTGATTCCAGGCAGCCACCCCTACGCAGCCACGTTGCCCATGGCTCCCTCTCAAAAGCAAAGCACATCAGGTTTACGTGGTCCGGCGTAAACCCCTGCGGCTCGGGCTGGGCCTCCAGGGCGGCGCGGGCTCGGGTAACAAGATCGCACTCATGCCCTTCGTACAGCGAGGTGCGAGCGTGCAGTGCTTCCACCAGCTCAGCGCACAGCGCACGAAAAGTGTCAGTCATTGCTACCCTCCAGCTCGGCGGCGATGGCGAGGAGTTGTAGACGGATCTCAACCATCTTTGTCAGTGGTAATGCTTGATTCCTGTCGCGCCATTCCTCTTCAAGAACTGGCGGCACCACCTGATCCGCAGCAGCTCGCAGGGCGGCGCCGATTAAGTGTTGCGTGTCACAGTCGGGTTCAGTGTTATCACAAACGGCATCCAGCACCGCCTGCGCGGCGGGGGAGAGTTCAATCACAACAGCACCTCAGCGTGAAGCAAAGGGCCAGAGCCATCAACGCCAGCCAGGGATGATTGCCGATCGCCAAACAGGCCGTGGCAATCATCAGCGCCCAAATGAGATACCCCATCATCAGCGTTTCCCCAGCTCAATTTGTATAGCAGCCTGAAAGTATCCGGCCGTTTTGATCTGCCGGTACGCCGCCCCAGCGTCATCAGTCTTTTTGTCTTCGAGCGTGGCATACCTATGCCGCGCCTCCTCCAGTGCCGCCAGCGTATCTACATTTAGCAGCTCAAGATCCCGCACCGGCAGCCCTTGAATCTGATCCAGATACACCGTCTGCCCCAGCAGAAACGACTTGTAAAAAGGAACCATCGTTGTGTCAGTCATGCAAAAAACTTGGGGTCTTGGTGCTTGAAGTGGTTGAGATCCGTGAGACTCAACTTGAGAATCTCGTGAATGGCCGCCCGGGCAAGACGGCTGGAGCTGATCGTATCGCTGGTGGCGAACACATAGATGAGGTGGCGATACAGCTGGGTCAGAGTCCGAGCCCGGACCCAGTACGTGTCGCCTGGGATGGGCTCGGTTCCGTAGCTCCAGTCGTCATAGTCCGGCTGGTTCCGAAGCTCGCGGGCCTCAGTCGCCCCAATCCGACGTGTCGAGTGGAGCCCAGTCATCAATCCTCTCTGAGAGGAGGTCGCGTAGTTCTGCATCAGTTGCAGGAATCAAATCCTCATCGTGAAGCTCGAAGGAGCCTCGGCACAAGGCAGGCCCCCACTCTTCTGGGTCAAGGTGCGTCTGCGGACGCACGACCACAGCATCATCGACAAGCGCCTCAACGACAAGGTAGTCCCCATCAAACTGCAGATCCTCGATGCTCAGTACGCGGCTCATTTGATTTCCTCGGGTGTAGTAGCGATCTTGCCCAGCCATGCCTGCCACGCGGCATCCAGAAACTCCAGGAGCTCCTGCAGCTCAGCCAGGCGCTTCTTGTGGAGCGAGGCGTTCAGACCGTGATCCTCAGCCTGCTTGATCTGCTCCTCCAGCACCAGCACCGCCCAAAAGACGGCGTGGTACCAGGTCATCAGCTTGTCGTTGTCAATAACAGTGCTTGCCATGTGTAGTACAGAAACACGGGGCCCGTTTCTCCGGGCTTGCCCTTAGCGTTACACAGAAACAGCCCAGCGTCAAACCGGGCTGTTGCGTTTCTTCACACCGGCACCCCTAGCTCTTCCGGCTGGTACTGGGTCAGCACGCAGACGTCGGCCCCCTGCCTGAGCGCCCCACCCACGATGTAGTGGAACTGAGCCTGCGCGTCCGGGCACTCAGCGATCTGGTACTCCTCGATCTCGTAAGCCTTGCCCCGGCGGTACCAAGCCACCCTGATAACGGCCAACAGCTCAAAGGGGATGTCGCCCACGGTGTACCCCAGCGTGGGCTTTCTGGGCGGCTTGGGCTGGGGCGCATCGGACTTAGCCACTGGATCCCTCCAAAACAGCCATGCGGCAACCCGCAGCAGCCCTGGGAAAAAGTTAGGCGACGTGAACTGCCCCATCACTCCCACATCCGTGCGGCTTCCTGCATCAGCTGCTCCAGCTCAGCCTCTGATCGCTGTTCCCCCCTTGGGGATACCTCCAAAACCTGTCCCACCTGACCAGATCCACTGGTGTCACTGGTTTCTGGGGTGGGACACGTAGGGGCGGTGTCCCAGCTTGTCCCATCTCTCTTCCCCGAAGGTGGGACAAGGTGGGACACGTCAACAGGCTGTCCCACCTTACTTTCCAGTCCCTGACTAGGTTTTTCATAGGTGGGACACATATTCACACACATATCACGCGAGGCAGAAACAGCCTGGAACAAGTGAGCCTGCCCCCCAGTTCCAGCGGTACTACCCCCCACCTCAATCAACCCCCTCGAAACGAGCCTCTGGAGCGCCTTACGGATGGCGGTGACACTTCCACCGCACAAGGGGTCCGCAGCCAGGTCAGCGCGGCTCAGAGCGCGGGGATACGCAGCCCTAAGGCGCTGGAGCACCCGGTCCACGATCGACGCCGGACTGGCGCTGTCGCCATCCAGCTCCACGTAGTCCGCCAGCGAGAACGTCAGATCGTTCTCCAGCTTCATCAGCAGCTTGGAACCGTCCCGCCCCGCCCGAGACTTCTCCACGGTGATGAGGCGGGTGTTGCCCCCCAGTTGCTCCAGCTGGCGCTTGTCGGGCCTCCGAAGGCCCCAGCACTCGTCGCAGGCATCCCTGATCGCTGTGCTGCCCCTGAACCCGCCGGTCTTGTTCGCGTGGTGGATCAGCAGGATCGTGCAAGCCGGGAACGTCCGCCCGTTGTTGTTCGCCAGCCAATAAATCGGACTCGCAAACTCCTTCTTGTTCTCATCAAACGCCGACCCCCTACTGCACCCCGTAATCGAGTCGATGATCACCAACTTCGGCTGGTGCCTCTCAATCAACTTCACAAAGCGGTAATACCAGTTCAAATCCCACCCCATCACCACCGTCACCGGATCCTCCGACTGGAACTCCAGATCCCGCAGCTGCTGCTGAACCTGCACCTCGCTCTGGTCGCCATTCAGGATCAGCACCGCCCCCTTCTGCACTGGAACCAGATCACCCCGCACGGAGAACGGAATCCCCCTTGCCACATGCTTGGCAATCGTCCACGCCGACATGGACTTGCCATCCCCACCAGCCCCGTGGATCATCACGGTCCCCGGGCACGGCAACAGATCCGGGATCAGATACTCAAACTTCAAATCCTTCTCCAGCAGCCTGCTCATCGCCATCTCGTCATCCTGCTGCTCAAACTGCATCTGAGCGATCAGCAACCGCTCCAGAGCCCCAGCATCCCTGTACCCAGCTTCCAACGCCAGCACATTCATGGCATGTGCCGCCTCTGCCGGGTTTTGAATCTGCTGGATCTCCTTCGCCCGCTTAATCACCTCGGCATAAGTGATAACAACCTGCCGAATCCTGGTGACGTTATCGGCCTCCACCTCAGCCACAACTTTCCGCAGATCCTCAGAAAGCCACAGCCTTCCGGGCATCTGCTGGTCCGCCAGCCAGAACAGCGAGCCCAGACTCACCGCCCCCTTCCGAAAACTCTTCCACACCTCCTCGCAAGGGTTCCCATCCACCCAATCCTGAGAAAACTCTGGATCTTCCGCCGACCACGCCGACCACAAGGTCAAGCCAAGGTCAGTCGGCAACTCCGAGTGGATCGCCATGCCCACCTTCACCCAATGGTCCCGACTCCCGGCCCCCTGCCCCGGAATCACCATCAGCGCCGACTGCACAATCTCAGCCACCTCAGCGGGGTCTCGATCCGAGAAATCCAGCGCCTTCCGGTTCTTGATGAACCCGCCATCAGCCACTTCCTTCCCGGCGTGATCGCGCATCTCCGCCAGCAACCACCCTGGAGCCTCTGGAATGGCCTCCAGATCCCCCTCAAACCCATAGAACCCCTCCGGCGCCTTCCCATCACTGGAGCCCGGATAAGCCCCGTACAGGACGCCCTGGCGCCCCCACAGCACCTCATACCCCGCCCCGGTATCCGACAACCCAAAGCCCTTTACAACGCCCCACAGAGCCTCTGGGACGCGAAACAGGTACTTCGCCGCATTGGCCTTGGTCGAAGTAACGACTGGAGCACCCTCCAGCGTCTCCCCCCACTTCTTTTTCAGCCTGGAGAGGTTGCGATCCACGTCAAGAATCACCAGCCCCCCACTCCGGGCACCAGTGAACGCCCCCACCGCCCGAAACACCTCCGGCCTCCGCTCGACCTGGAGCGCCACATCCGCCGGCCCCATGACCGTGTGGTGCGACTTCTCCAGCGGCGTCTTGCCTTTTGAAATTTTCCCGGACTGGATCGCCGCCCCCTGCCTGTAGATCGGCGCATACGCGATCCCAGCAGGCAGCTGGCGCACAAACGCCAACAGCTCCTGCGTCTTAGCTTGCGACATGTTAGAGTCTCACACGAGAATGTTCCTGTGCCCCGGCCGGTCGCCCGAGCTGGGGCATTTTCTCAGCGTAGCCCCCCGCCCAACCCCGTGCTACTGTTACAGGGTTGCCGACACCGGCGACCACATCACCCTGTAACACCAATGGGATTCCTCTCCAAAAACGCCTCAGCCACCGTCTCCAGCACTGGCACCGGCGGCGGCTACCTGCAAGTCTCCAAACTCCCCGACGGCGGCAGCGTCCGCTTCGCCCTCCTCTCCGACGAACCCCTGGAGTTCTACGAAACCTGGGGCACCAGCTCCGACGGCAAATCCAAGCCGTTCCGCTTTTCATACGAACCCACCTACGAGGACGTGGTGGCTGAGATGGGCGACTTCGAGCCCCGCGAAGGCCGTGGCGGCCCCGGCACCGCCGACATCAAATTTGCCATAGCTGTTCCTTGCTATTCATTTGATGCTGGCGCCGTCCAAGTCCTGAGCCTCACGCAGAAGTCCATCCTCAAGGAGCTGGACGCAATCAGCCAAATCCCGGAGTATTCCGAACTTCTGGAATGGGACTTCCAACTCAGCAAAAAGGGCTCGGGCCTCCTGACTGAGTACACCCTGCGCCCAGTCCCCCGCAAGAAAGGCGCCCAAGAACACATCGACGCAGCCTGGCTGGAGGCCAAATCCAACGGCTTCGAGATCGACCGCCTCCTCACAGGCGGGAACCCATTCAAGGCTGCCTGATACGAACACGTCCGTATGTTGTACGGACACGCCCCCTTCACCGGGGGCTTTTTCTTGCCAGTGGCCAATTTTTAAGGTACTCTATGGTTGGGAAAGAGTACTTAATGGCCTCCAATACGCAAGACACCTTAGCCTCCCTAAGACGTTGGAGACTGGAGCAAGATAACTCTGGCCCATTCAGGGTCTACCGTGATACAAAAGGCACGGTCTACCACTCCGTTACTCACATACTCAAAGAAACCAGCGACAAGAGCGGACTGGAGCGCTGGGAAGCCCGCCTCGGCCCCACTGAAGCTACACAACAGCGCAACGTGGCAGCCACCCGGGGCAACATGGCCCATTCACAGGCCGAATACCTACTCAAAACTTCACAATCGCTGGCACGTTCCACCGCAAACAAGCGCAATTCCATTCACTGGGACGCCAACGGCCTGGCCCGCATCCCCGCCCCCATCACACAGTGGGCCCTCAAAAAGGTCCGCCCAAATGTTCCCCGAGTCGGCTGGAGCGCCTCAGGTTACGCCCGCAGCTTGTCTGACTGGATCACCGAGAACGTCACCGAAATTTTCGCGTCCGAGTTCAGCATCCACCATCCAGCAGGATTTGCTGGAACCTGCGACGCCTTGGTCGGCCTCAAAAACAATGAGCTGGTGCTAGCCGACTGGAAGACCAGCGTCAGCCGCAAGACCAAACTCGACGACGAGGGCCTGGAGCGCCTCCCGCCGGGCCATTCATACATCGACCAGTGCGGCGCCTACAGCCTCGGCCTCAAGCACCTCACCGGCCTCCAGCCGACTGGAGCAGCCATCATCCTGGCCCGCCGCTGCGGCACCCCCAACGTCCATTCAATGTCGCTCCGCGACTTAAAAGAAGCCGAGGAGTCATTCATGACTCGGGTGGAGCAGTATTTTGCCGGCCTTGTTGACAATCAGGTTGACAATGCAGCTTTGCCTAGTTGACAAACTCGCAGTCAAGTCTCAACGCGAGATTCACTGGTACAATGGTTGCCTGAGCGTGGCTGGAACCACCTCAGGCCGGACAACCTACCATTCAGGCCGTCATGTCACAGTCTAACGTACGTCCTCCCGTGGAGGATCTGTGGGAAAAGTATTCCTACAACCCATTCACTGGAGCGCTTCACCGCCGTGATAACGATCGCCCGTTGAGAGGCAATCACTGCAGTAGAAGTCACCAACTTTCCATTCATGGAACCGCACGTCATCCTTACGGTGTTGTTGTATTTGCGTGGGTAAATGGTAGGTGGCCCATTCATGGAATGGAGATAGACCACATTGACCGTAACCCATTCAATCAGCACTGGTACAACCTGCGAGAAGTTACTCGCCGGCAAAACATGCAGAACACTAGCCGTTCTCGTGGTGGAGCGTATAAAAGCGGGCGCCGCTGGTGTGCAACCATTCTTCTAAACAATCAGGCACACCGTTTAGGTAGTTTTTCCACTGAAAAAGAGGCACGCGCAGCTTACCTAGCCGCTTGTGCCTCTAAAGGTCTGGCGTATCTGCCGGACCTTGTGCTGGCGCTCTAAGTGCTCATGTCGTTTGCCTGGTGCGTGGTTTGCTGATGCCGGCATCCGAGCGGACCTTACGGGAGGCGCCCTTGCCTGGCTTCTGTCTGTTCGCTGGAGCTGCTGGAGAGTCGCGCGGAAAAATTCCCGTAGCCTGTGGAAAAATGTCCGGCGGAATGTCGGCCCCGCCGTTGATCCTCTGGCACTGTCGCCAGTACGGGATCAGCTCACGCCACAGCTGGATAGGACCCTCGCGACCGTGCGCAGCTTGAAGCGACAGGAGATCCTGCCAATCCGAGGCTTCCACGCTGGAACGTTCGATCGCCCAGCGGAGATCCCGTAGGTGCCGTTTCTCTAAGCGGATCTGTTCCCGCTCCTGTTCCCTCTGTTCACGCTGGAGCGACTTGCGTTCGCGCGATGTGTTCCACTCGCCGCCAGTCATGCCCGGATCTGAACGATCAGAACGGGCCGGCCTGCAGCTGTGCACATGCCACAGTCTGTGACGATCAGCAGGCCACGGCGCTGGAGCGATCGAATGATCCTGATGGTTTCGTGATCCGATGCGACGGTGTGGCGTCCGGGATGCTGCAGGCAGAATTCGTAGTAATACCGCTGCAGGTACCCGAGACCTTTAGGTGTGGGCATGGTGCCTTGGCTCGGCTGTGCTCTGTGACAGTAGCAGCAGGCGCAACCCTTGCCAGCTGGCACTGATCTGGTACAGTAGCGAGGCATTGAAGCAAGCCCTGCCATGCAACCAACCACACCTAAGACCAGCCCGGCCCTGCTGGAACGGATCAGCCGTCTAGACGACTGCGCGGGACAGTGGATCCTCGACCTCCGGGACCGCGGCAATCGCGCATACGATCTGCACCATCTAAGCGCTGGTTTCAGTGCTGCCGGCTTCGGAACGATCAAGGATCCTACGGCTGCGCTGGAGTTCTGTTGCGCTAACCGCTGGAGAGACTGCCGCCTTCTGTTCAGTGCCGACAGGTTGAACGATGATTGCTCATGGCCGGGAGGCTACAGCGCTCCGAGCATTTATCGCTCGAACGCCCGTGTCTTCCGGGATGAGTTCCGCCGCGAGCTGGAACTGGCGGACGGCGACGCGGACGGGATCAGCTTGGACATCCGGTACGTGTCCGAGGAAATGCTCGAAACGCTGGACAGCTTGGAGGGTTACCCTCTGATCAGTGAGGAAGACCACAGCGAACTGGAACTGGAACTGCAGGATGAAGCTTGGGAGAGTTGGGCAGCCGCAGATTGGCGGGCGCTTGTGCTGCAGTCGCTGGTTGATCACGCGCCCGACTCGATCGAGGATCCTGAGGATTGGGCAGAAACTGTCCTGGAGCCCGTTACGGCAGAAGCGCTGCTCGAGCTGTTCCGGGCGTGCTGCGATCAATCCTCAACCTACTGGCAGGAAGAGTCGGACGGCGAACAGTGGATCGACCTTAAGCGTGCATCCTCTGCGCTTGATCTGGCGGACCTTAAGGATTTGACCGGGCTAGCACTGCTGCCGGCAGATCAGGAGTGGAGGCGTGAACCGTACCCGTGGCCGGACGGATCCGCGGATCCTCTGGCGCCTGCGCTGGTTTGACGCGATCCTCGCTGCGCGCGGCTCGCAAGCTGCTACAGTTACAAACGAGACCCCAACCCTTAGGACTCATCCCATGACGACATTCGAGCACCGCTGGACTGGAACCCACGTGTCAGGCTCCACGGCCTGCGCTGTGGTGAAGTATCACGGCCCGACCAACACTCGCGGATCCCGTTGGATCGCCACCATTAAGCGTGGTGGTGGTGAAGTGTGGCGAGCGGCTGTGCCGTTCCAGGATGGGCCGCTAGTGGCTGCCGTTGCCGCGGCTCGTAAGTTCGGCGCAGACTGGACGCCTGAGACCTGCCATAGCATCGATTCTGATACGTACGCTGTGGGGTTCTGATGCGGTACAACGTTTGGCTGCTACGTGAGGATGGTACCCCATCACCGGCGGGTCCGTCTTCTATCACCGCCTCGGGCATTGTTGACGCACAACGAATCGCCGCACGGACCCTCGCAGAATGCCAGGCCTCCGGAGTGCTCACGGGCTGGAGTATCCGTACTGTGACCGAACGGATTTAAGCGGGAACCCTACCGATCAACGGCCCGGCCTCAGTGCCGGGCTTTTTAGTGGGAGCACAGAGGGTAGCATGGGCCCATAGATTCAGTGGATCGAACAGTGCAGGAGCCCGAAGCCCAGGAGCCTACGAAATCCACCACGGTGGCCAACGATGAGGCTAAGCGTTGGCGCGGTGGCAAGGGCTCGCAAGTCCGTATGGATGAGCGGATGAACTTCGCTTACTGCTGCATTCTGGAGGGTGGCACTGTTAGGCAAATTCAGCAACGTGTGATGGATCGCTTTGCGGTGTCTGAAATCACAGCGCACAGAGACTACAAACGAGCCACCGAACTTCTAACAACAGAGCAAACAGAAACCCGTGCCGGATTGTTAAACCAAATCCAGGCATTGCGCCTTGCTACTGTTAAAAAAGCACTAGCGAAAGGTCAATTGCAGACTGTGGCAATGCTGCTTAAAGACATGGGCGCTGTGATCGGAGAAGCCGCGCCAGAACAGCAGGCTGCAGCCGCTCCCATCCTGCGAGTGGAGATCGACGACAAACGGGCCGGTTGATTTCCGGCCTGTTCTGTGCAACAATACGGGAGCACTTCGGGGAATCCTCCCATGCTCCGCATCCTGTCCCGTCCCGTCCCGTTCACTGCCGCCACGCTGTCGGCTGTGCTGCTGGCAGTCTTCGCCACTGAACTGGCGAAACAGAGCGCTTACGCCTACGGATCCTGTCTCGCCAAGCACGGCTCGGTCGCCTACTGCCGTCTGCTGGTGAGCGGCCGCTAGTGTTACAGTGTGTGACAGTAGCGCAGCTCAGGGCTGCGCTGCTCCACCACGCCGAACAGACTGAGAGAGTACACATTGCATCGCCTCACCATGGCAACCGCAACCACATGCGCCGCACTGCTGCTGGCGCTGATCCTGCTCCCGCTGCTGGTAATCTGCTGGGCTTCGGAATCTCGGCAACAACGCGCTAGGCGTTGGCGTCGCGCAGGCTGGACACAGCAGCGGATAGCTGATCGGCTCGGCTGCAGCCGCACCACCGTGCGGCGACTGCTGGCGGCCTAGTACAGCTGCACTACCGAGCCCGGCCACTGCCGGAGTAGTACGGGCGCACTACCGGGGGCAGGGTCCGGCGATTGGTGGGGCGTGTCGCTGCTCAGGGAACCTGAAGCTACATTCCCAATTCCTTCCTCTGTTACACACCGGGGGCAGGGGTCGGTTTCCTGAGGCGCTCAGACTACCGAGCCAAAAAATACGCACAGAGCAAGATATAATATGGACAGAGCAAGACATCCCGCATGTGGAAACCGATTTCCGGGTTTGAAACGTTGTACGAGGCAAGCGACACCGGCCAAATCCGCTCCCTGGATCGCATCGTTCGCTATACCCGCCGCGACGGACGCCGCGTGGAGCGCAAGTACGTTGGCAAGACCTTGCAACCTGGGTTAAACAGCCGTGGCTACGAGATTGTGACGCTCTGCGACGCCACCAACCGCCACCACACCCGCGCCATCCATCGACTGGTACTTGAGACCTTTGTCCGTCTCAAAAATCAGGGCGAAGAGTGCCGCCACCTTGACGGCAACATCCGCAATAACGCACTAAGCAACCTCTGCTGGGGCACTACTGCCGAAAACATGGCCGACAAAATTGCCCACGGAACGTGGGTAAGGGGTAGCCGCGTAGGCAACTCTCGCCTTACAGAGGACCAAGTACGCGAGATCAAGCGGCGACTGGCGCAAAAAGAACCTCACGCCTCTATTGCACTAGATTACGGCGTCACAAGAGCAGCAATCAGTGCTATCAGTGCCGGCTACAACTGGGCTTGGCTATGAGTGATAACACCATCAGCCTTCGCCACGCCCAAGGTGAGGTATTCAGCTCCCGCAAGCGTTTCCGCGTCCTAGTGGCTGGACGGCGTTTCGGCAAAAGCTACCTTTCCTGCATAGAACTTCTCCGTGGAGCTATAGAAAGACCCGGAGAAACGTTCTTTTACTGTGCTCCCACGTACAGAATGAGCAAGGATATTGTATGGAAATTACTTAAAAAGCTAGTCCCCAAAGCCTGGATCAAATCCAAGAACGAAACCGACCTCAAAATCGAACTCGTCAACGGCTCCACCATCGAACTGAAGGGCACCGAGAACGCCATGGCCCTGCGCGGCCGCAGTTTGGCCGGCGTGGTGCTCGACGAAGCCGCCTTCATGGACTCCGAGGTCTGGTTCGAGGTCATCCGCCCCGCTTTGGCCGACAAACAAGGCTGGGCCCTCTTCATCTCAACCCCGGACGGCACCGCCAGCTGGTTCTACGACCTCTGGTGCTACTGCGAGGAAGGCGACGCGGACTGGCAGCGCTGGCAATTCACCACCATCGAAGGCGATAACGTCCCCGCCACCGAAATCGAAGCCGCCCGCGCCCAACTCGACGCCCGCACCTTCCGCCAAGAGTTTGAAGCCAGCTTCGAAAACCTCTCCGGCCTCGTCGCCATCTCCTTCTCCGACGACAACATCGACAAAGTGGTGCAAGACCTCCCCGTCCTACCCCTTTTGCTGGGCGTGGACTTCAACATCGACCCCATGTCAGGCATCTGCGCCGTCAAAAAAGGCGACGTCCTTTGGGTCTTCGACGAAATCATCATGACGGGTGGCGCCACCACCTGGGATCTCTGCGAAGAAGTCCAATCCCGCTACGGCGTCGAACGCCGCATCATCGCTTGCCCCGATCCCACCGGCGGCGCCCGCAAAACCAGCGGCGTTGGAGCCACCGACCACAACATCCTCCGCAAATCCGGCTTCACCGTCTCCAGCCCCCGCTCCCCCTGGAAGATCCGCGACAAAATCACCTGCGTCAACACCGCCCTCTTGGATGCGTCTGGAACCCGCCGCCTCTTCATCCACCCCCGCTGCAAAGAACTCATCAAATCCCTCCGCACCCTCACCTACGCCCCCGGCACCGGCCTCCCCAACAAAAACCTCGGCGTAGACCACGCCTTCGACGCCCTCGGCTACCTCTGCCTCCAAACCTTCAACCTCGCCAAACCCGAGAACCTCGGCAAAACCAACTATCGTGTGTGGTAAGCACGTTCGGTATAAAACATGGCCCCCAAAAAGCCCTCCAAAGCCCAGAAAAAAGTCTCAAAAGTGATGCGTGAATACAGCAAAGGCGAACTCCACTCGGGCAGCAAAGAAGGCCCCGTGGTCAAATCCCGCAAACAAGCCATCGCCATCGCCATGTCCGAAGCCGGCATGAAGAAAAAGCCCACCAAGAAAGGTAAAAAGTGATGGCTAAGCGCGGCCTTTACGCCAACATCGCGGCCAAACGCAAGCGCATCGCAGCCGGCAGCGGCGAAACCATGCGCAAACCCGGAGCAAAAGGCGCCCCCACCGCCGCCGCCTTCAAGGCATCGGCCAAAACCGCCAAAAAGCCCAAGAAATAGCCTCAATCCTCCCCGCCGAGGCCCCTGGTGCAACTAATCCACTCCACCTCCGTTACCACCCCCTACCCCTTCGGCACCTCCACCGGCGGCGCCGCATCTTCTGCTGGAGCCACCGACGCCTTCGGCCGCATCCGCACCTCCAGTCCCCTCACCCTTTTCGACTCCAGCCACCGTTACCGCGACAACGGCCTCTGGAGCACCTCCACCGCAACCGGCGGCACCTCAACCTTCGACGCCAGCGCCGGCCTGGTCAACCTCTCCGTAACCACGGCCTCCGGTTCCTCGGTCATCCGCGAAACCACCAAATGCTTCTCCTACCAGCCGGGCAAATCCCTGCTGGTCATGTCCACCTTCACCCTCAACGCCGCCAAAACCAACCTCTGCCAGCGCATCGGCTACTACGGCGCCGCCAACGGCATGTACCTGGAGCTGGACAACACCACCCTCTCCTTCGTCGAACGCAGCTCCTCTACCGGCTCTCTACTCGAAACCCGCGTCGCCCAATCCGACTGGAACACCGACCCCCTCAACGGCACCGGCCCCTCCAACCTCAACCTCGACCTCACCAAAGCCCAGATCCTCTGGATGGACATTGAGTGGCTGGGCCTTGGCACAGTCCGCCTGGGCTTCATCATCAACGGCAAATTCATCCACTGCCATTCTTTCCACCACGCCAACATCATCACCTCCACCTACATCACCACCGCCTCCCTCCCCCTCCGCTACGAAATCACCAACACCGCCGCCACCGCCAGCGCCAGCACCCTCAAGCAAGTCTGCTCCACAGTCCTTTCTGAAGGCGGCTACGAACTACGCGGCCTCCAGCAAGCCATCGGCACCACAATAACTTCTCCTCACGTCCTCACCACAGCAGGCACATACTATCCAGTCATTTCTTTACGCCTTAAATCCGCTGCACTAGATGCAATTGTTATTCTTACCGCCCTATCTATATTGGCCGCCACAGCCAACTCAAACTACAGCTGGCGTGTAGTTGCCTCTGCCACAACCACCGGAGGCACTTGGACAAGCGCCGGAACAGATTCCAGCGTCGAATACAACCTAACTGGAACAGCAACAACCGGCGGCCGCATTTTGGCCCAGGGCTATTTCAGCTCCACCAACCAGAGCACATCCTCAGTAGACATCCTCAAAGAAGCACTATTCAAATTCCAGCTGGAACGCAACGGCCTCACAACAACCCCCTACGAATTAAGCCTTGTTGTCGCGGCCAGCTCGTCAACGTCTAACGTACATGCATCCATGGACTGGGAGGAAATCAGCCGCTAAT